CTTTTACCAGCCTGTCCTAATGCTTTAGTCTCACTAGTCAGCTCTCTAAATTCCTTTTTTAATGTATTAAATCCTGTCTTATCTACAGATTTAATTTTATCTTGTAATTTTTGTAATTCTGCAACTGTCTGTTTAGGCAATTTAGTGTTTTCACGCAAGTAGCTACCAATCTGATTATAAAATTGTTTTCTTTCACTTATTGTAACTTCTTGTTGTTGAACTTTAATTAGTGATTGAACTTCTTTTGTGACACCACTTATTTCTGTTTTTAGTAGATTATATTGTTTGACTTTATCTGCTTCACTACCTTTGAATGCATCTAAACTTTTATAACTATTTCTAAGCTGTTCAATTCTAACTCTTAATTCTTCTGGTTGTGATAATAACTTTTTAAAACTTGTTTCAACATTTTGAATATCAATAGGCATACTTCCTATATTATTCTTCATGTTTTCAAGTCCAGTCATAGGCAACTGTTTTTCCATTAATGCATTAAGCTGACTATATTCTGTTTTTGCGAGATTTAAATAGTGTGTCATTTCTGCAATATTATTATTGGTACTTGCAGTTTTAAACCCACTGATATTATCTTGATTTAATGTGGTATTTGACTTATTGGCTTTTATTTGAAGCAAATTCATTTGTTCAATAAGTTCCTTTTGTTTCATAAGGTTCTTATTGGACTGTTCTACATTTTGACTATAATTTGATGTAGCCTTTGCCCAACCCATAATAGCTTCTTCAGTACCATCTTTACCAACCTCAGTACCTATCTGACGCATTTTATACAGTTCAGAAACTACTTCGCCAACTGCATTTTTATAATTTAAAGTTACACCTTGCAAACGTTCAATACGTTTTCCTAAATCTTTATCAAAAATAGAATCTTTATCTATTTTAAAACTAACCAATGAACCTTTACCATTAGTCAATTTACTGACTACTCGGTTCATTTCTTTTTCAATTTCTTTGGTGTTCTTTAAATCAATTTTAAAAGGAACTTCTATTGGCTTGGTTTCGATTTTATTAATGCCATCTTGTATTTGTTTACCTGCATTTTTATCTAGTTCCGCACCCACTCTTATTTTGAAGTCTTCCATCTATTCTACACTCCTTTCTGATTACTTGAGCATTTTTACAAAATAAAAACGCCCTAGAAAAGAGCGTTGTTTTCGAATTTATATTTTTCCATACAAAAAGAGCTGCTTACCACATCGGATAAAACAGCCCTTTTATTTAGAATGAATATTTGTCTTTGCTAGCCTGTATCTTTTGTTTATCTTGACGTAGATAATGTTTTTTAGTAACGTCAAGCCCCGAGTGATTCAATAGTTCACTTATTTCTTCTATAGGCATTCCACTTAATTTAAGTAGTTGGCTACCACTGTGACGAAAATCATGTGGATGGAGAGTAGGTACATTTATCATTACTCCAATTTTTTTACACCATTGATCTAATGTGCCATTAGTAATGGGTTGTATATTTCCATTAACAATACTATAAAATACATATCCACTATCATCAACTTCATTATCTTCCCTGTATCGTTTCATATCTAATAATAAATCTTTAACTTCTTCAGAAAAATATAGAGTTACATATTTACCTTCTTTTTCAAGTACCTTTTCACATATTCTTTGATCAAAGTCGATTTGCTCCCACCTTAAATTAGCTACCGCATTCACTCTTGCCATTGTAGATAAAGAAAATAATGCATATAATTGATATTCACGACCATTGAATCCTCCATTTTCACGATATTCCTTTAATTTTAATCTCATTAAGTCTACTTGTTCTTTGGTTAAAAATGTCTGTACTATAATTGGAACACCTTTTTTAGGTCTATCAATAAACTCCATAGGATTTTCGGCAATAATGCGTTTCTTTCTTAAATATTTATAGAAAGCTGAAATAGATGCCATACGTCTTTTCATGCGTTCAGTGTTATTACCTTCTGTTTTACAGTAATACAAAAATTCAGTTATATCATCTTCATCCAATTCGGTAATACACTGATTTGCTTGATTATCATATATGTATATAAACCAATGTTGAAGATCATTTTCATAACCTGAAATTGTCTTAGGTGATAATTCTCTTATTGACATATCAACTTTATATTTATTGAATAGTTTCATGGTTTCTTTATTTATATTTTTAAGTTTTTCTTCATCATGAAATCTTATTTTCTTACTCATTTCAGCCATAACTAATTAATCCTCACTTTCTATAAATTTACATAATAAAAGAGTAGGAAGATTAACCCTACTCATAGAAAAAGATGATATACTTTTGACGGCATATCATCTTATAAATTGGTGATTCTATTTAGTAGTTTTAATTCCAACTTTAGCTAATTCACTACGAAGAATATTAACTGCGTTTTTGTCGCAATATTCTTCAAATGCATCCCAATAGTGATGTTGTAACGATTCAGATGTTGACCATCCACCATGAATACCTTTATTTGCTTCTTCTATTTGTTGCTCTCCAGTCCATGACCATCCACGACCACTAAAAGGATAATCCATTGCGTCTGGATTCATAAATATTATTCCTGCTGTTTCTGATAACATTTCTGTCATAGCTGATCTAAAAAATTGGTATGTCCTAGTATATGTCTGATTTTCATAAGAATCATAATACTCAGATTCAATTAAATCCTGTAAAACATTAAGTAATTTATCGCACGTGTTTTGAATAGCTTTGTTTATTAATGGTATTATAAACTGCTCCATTTCGATAAAACTAGTAAATGTTTTAGCCATACCTATTCACCAGTCTTCTCATTAGTCTTCATATATTTAACCAATTCTTCAACTACCTGCTTTTGATCAACATCTTTTAATTTATTTGCCATTTCTAAAACATCTGAACTTCCATTTACAAAATCGTATAATTTTGAAAGTAACAATACCTTCAACTGTCTTTCTGTTCTTTTTAATTCACGCATTTCCTTAAAATATGTAAACATATATTTTCCTCCTGATTAATTAGATTGATTGAAATGTAACAACATAATATGGGACTGAATCATTATCAGCATGAGTATCAAAACTCACAATTTTAAAATAATTACAATATTCGAATTCTCTATGTATAATTTCGTTTGCATTTCTAACCGTAACATTTTCTACTTCCTTTGATATTCTTACGACTAACTCTTTCTCTTTAAAAGCTTTGTATAATCTGTGATTATAAGTAGCTAAAGACAATTCTATATCAGTTGTATCATCTTTATTTTCACGGATATTTTCTTCTGTTATATATGGAAGTTCAACTGTATCACCATATAGAATATCTATGGTGTATTTATTAATACGTTTCTGTATTTCTTGCTGATTGCATAACTGCATATATTTCAATCCTCCGATTATTTAATAATTTTATATTTGTTACATACTCCTTCGCTAATTTCTTCTTGAATTCTTCCTTCAATTGCTTTATTTAATATAGAACAATTTCTTTTACTTCTAGTACATGTGGCACATTTATCTTTGAATTCATTAAGATGGTTGATAGTAGTAAATATTCCTATATAATCAACTGGCTTTATTGTAATCTCAATACGTGGATTTTTTGCATCATAATAGATTGCATTAACCCTTTCACACGTAGTGTTATCATCAAGCCATATTAGCTGAGTTTCTGTAATTGCGTCTAATGGTAGTTTAAAATAGTTATTTGGATCTTGATCTGTTCTTTCAAAATAAAAAACACAGTCAATATAAAAATGCTGTGTTTTCGTAGGAGTGAGAGAGTAATCTTGTTCTTTAATTTGCTCAATCACATATTTTTTAAATTGCTTTTTATAAGCCTTTGCTTCAGCAGTTTCGTACATAGTTACATTTGCTATAGGAGTTTTCCCTTTCCATGTAATAAAAGGTCTTGGCTTTATGTAATGGTTTACCGAAACTGGAATAGGTGATGTTAATTTTAGTATGTTACCTATTGTTTTCACTCCTTTATTAAGATTTCTTTCCATAAAACCCATCACATTTAACTATGTAATTCTGTGGAAGTATATCTTGTGGTTTACGCTCTGCTAATTCTCCACAAGCATCACATTCTTGAGTTGGAGAATAATCACGCATAGAACACATTATTGTGAATTCATTGCCGCAGCGACATTTATATGTATAACTTGGCATTTTAATATTCCTTTCTTATAAAATGATGGTTTTATTTTGTATATACCTGAGAATAAAAATCTGTTAATGCTTTAAATAATAAATAATTCTTCTTGTACTTCCATACCGTAATACCTTTTTCATCTGTCTTTACAAATGCATATCTAATACCATGTTCCTTTAGGTATCTCATTTCTTCTAGCCACTGTGTGGAATACTCTGAATCCCAACCTATAATAATCATCCTCCTCGTAAAAAAATGGGCTACATAGAATTAATCATGGTTAGATTAGTCCTACATAGCCCATATTAAATTCACTAATCTATCCATCCACTCAGCAAACTTATTGCTCGCAATAAAACCTACATCTTTCTGGTCTTTCGAATACATATTTATCCTCAACGTTACAGTATTTTTCAAAATTGCATAACCTTAATCCTTCTTCATCTTTATCATCAAACTTGTGACAAAATATCATTTCTTTACCATTCTTACTAAATGGTTTTATATATGCATGTTTACACATATAATCACCTTATCAATTCACATGTGAAATTTTTAGTTCCGATTTCGCCCGTATATCTCACCTTAACTGTATCCGATGGAATATTGCTATAAGCAAAACTAATTCCAATTCCATTAAAGTCAATTAAAATTAAGTCTTTAACAGGGAAATAACCTATAACTTTACATTCTTTTGTTTTATAATTATCAATCTTATTTTTGTTTTTTGCCATTACAACTCCTATAAAATAATGGGCAGTTGAAATATACTGCCCATTATTTGTTTAATTAGCTTACTGTTACAGTCACAGTATCAATTAAAGTATCATCGCCTTGCTCATAAGAAACCGTAATAGTAGCAGTTCCAGCAGAAACACCAGTAACAATACCAGTAGTAGCACCTACGGTAGCTACGCTTGCATTATCAGATGCAAAAGTACATTCGGTATTGTCAATTTCCATTGGCATATAGTTCTCTTTTAAGCCACGTACTCTAATAGTAGCAGTTCCGGTTCCTTCAATATCAATATTTGAAGGAGTAGCAACAATTTCATCAATAGTGAATACATCTGCATTTGTATTAAACTCATGAATATAAGCATATACAGCAGAACCACTTGAACAGGTGTCACCAGCTACCGCAACAGCCTTTCCATCGATTTTACTAGAGTTAACACCTTCAGCAGAGAACGCCATTGTAAAATTACCGGAAGGCTGATAAGAAGGTATTTCAATTTGAATAGAACCAACTTTACCAATCTTAGAATTATGACGATCTGCATCAAGTACCAGTCTGTAAATCTTAGGTGCTGTATCAGCATCAATAACGATTGATCTAGTTAAAGCACTATACTTATATGTAGCATTAACCATAGTAGTTGCCGTAGTCTTTTCTGTTAAATCAATAGTTTTACCAGTGGGAGTAACAGTCACAATAGTACCATCCTCCATTACAACGGCAACATCTCCGATAGGAAGTTTAGCAACTGCACCAACACCATTAGTTAACTGAACACACTCATTAATAGAATAAATATCAGATAATTGATTCTTAATATCATTGCCTAAGTTTGCTGCAATGTATTCTAGATTCCAATTTGCAGTTTCCAGTGAAACTGATAATTCCCTACCATACTTATAGGAATAAACTAAACCATTTCCCTTACCTGCATTTACATTTTGTTCCTGAAGCGAAACATCTATAGAGGTGTTAAGGTTTGTTGTTCCTGTACAAGCCAATTTATCATTGTAATATAACGCAAAATCGGCTGTACTAACAAGAAATTCTCTAGTCTGTGCCATTTTATTTCCTCACTTTCTTTAAGTTATTTTTAAATAAAAAAGTAAGATTGTTATCCAATCTTACTTCGTAACGCATTTTCATCTGTTTTTACATCTTTATATTGATCACCTTCATTAACAGAAGTAATCCAATATTTAATAGGTTCTTTAAACGTAACCATACCACTCATTTCACCAGTTTTGCATATTGTATATTCCTCGAATAACCTATATCTTTTAACTAATCTCCAAAATTTACGTATACTCAAATTCATAACTTGCTCTTCAGTATATTTAAGAGCAACACACAAAGCATCTATGTAATCTTCAATGGTAACATTATCATTAGTATTTCTATCTTTAGCTTTCTTTAATGCTTGCTCAGTATCATAATGAATAAACTCATCAATATTGAAATCAATATCATTTTGAATAATAATTATTCTTCGCAAATCATCGAATATTTCTGGAGTAATTTTTTCATTGTTTATATATAAGTCATCACCTATCAACTTAAATTCTTGTTCTTTACACACCATTTGTAACAAAAATATCGCAAACTGATAATAGTGCTGTAGCATAGGTATATTATACTTTTGACCTACTTCTGGATGTTTAATGCAGTGTTTTAAGAAATCCAAATAAGTCATTTTAATTATTTGTTTATCGTGAAAAGTACTATCTTTTCTGACAATAATACTTTCTTTATACATTGAAAAATCAATAATATACTCCATTTTAACTGGATATAATATTATATTTCCGTATTGATATGGTTGACTATAGATTAACAGTGGCATAAGTAAATCTTCATTAATATCACTCACAACCATCACCACCAGTATTCTCAGTAGTAGCAATATATGTTAAAACACGACCATAGAAGTCATCGGATGGTGACTTGTATATATCAACTGAATCAAGTTTTAATTCTTTGATACCAAAGATTTTACTTTTGTTTAATATATTATCTATAGCGGTTGCCAGAATATCAGTTCTACACGATCCTTTATATCCTTTTTGTTTATACTTTACCTTTTCTTTTCCAGTAAGTTTTACTAGACTTTTATGAGTAAACACATAAACAAAAATCAATACGTCTTTGAACATATCTTTATAACTTTTTGGAATTTTATCATCTACTAGTACAAATGTTTTTGCCTTTTGATTAGTTCCATTAGTATAAAAATACGGAAATAACTGACCTTCAAACATCAAATTACCATCTTTATCTTTAATAGAAGATGAACCAAGTAACTGCGTATCAATATCATAACCAACAACAGGATTTGGTAATATTAAATCAACAACATCTTGATTATCTAAGAATAAATCTATAATAATATCTTTATAATCACCTAATACATCTAAATTTCTAATATTACCACCTCCCTATACAATAATTGTTCCACTATAAGTAGTACTCACAGTTTCTTCACCAACCACACAACTACAAGTAATATTCAGCACACCATCAACACAATTATAAGCATCATCAGACACGGCAACCCTACATTGATTTTTCTCATATGTAACAGTAAAATAACTTTCATCCATGCCGTTATAATCAATAGTCCACTCAGCCGTCCAATCACTCATAATATTACCATCACCATCTTTTAATACAGGAGTGAGTGTTCTTATCGTGCCTAAATTAAAATCACCACTAGACGATATAGTTAATGTATATCCGGTAGGAGATGGGGTGGGTTCAGGATTAACAGTAGGCTCAAAATAATTACAAATACCTAAATCTGGTCTATCTTTTGGTAACTCTCCATCATTTATTTGTAATATATCTTGTTGTAACGTAAGCTTAATTAATCCTTTATCACCATAGTTATAAGTCGTATTATTTACATTAGTAACCTTGTATGTAGTTGTACCAGCTTTATCCAAGAAAAAGCGTCTATCTACTCCTATCAATTTCGTATTTTCATCAAATGGGAGTTTTATTCGATGTACACCGTTTAGCATTGATATGGTGTTATTCTCATCTATGCCTGTCATAATACTAGAATCATCTATACACGGATATGAGAGGATAGTGCCTGTTGGTGATTGAAATTTGAGAGTGTAGTTGCAGAGTTGCATTATCACTTTTTGATAAACTAAATTATTATTAGTATAACTAGTAACTAACCAATAATCATTTTTATATTGAACATACATACCAGCTTTACAAATAGTATTTAATGGAAATAATAAAGATAGTTCATATTTATTTAATGATGTATTATTGGTTTTATCATTAACTATTACCCTGACATCTTCAAAATCTGTTAGTATAGAATTATAAATAGCAACATTTTCACCAATCATAGTATTAAGCAATTCGTCAAACGTATCTAATCCATAGTCATTTAAATAATCAGTTTCATATCCACTGTATTGTTGCTTGGGAGGTTTAATCAAATACCAATCTTGTGACATTAATCTACCCCCTATACATAAGCCGTAGGCTTTTGATTATCAATCATGTTTTGTGCCTTTTCAGATACATACTTTAATTCTTCACTAGCAAATTTTTTATTATTTCCCATACCATCAAAGCTTATATCTTTGGTAACAATACTAGCTATCTTGTTAACCCTAGATACCTCACGTTCCTGATATAATTGCTTCATAAATTCAGCAAGTGTATCAATTGTGTATTGTGATAGTTCACAATCATACTCTTGCATTGTTTCATCAAAGTTAAGTGGCTCTAGCTCAACACTATACCTGCCATTTGCTTTTTTTAGCCACATCATTTCCAATCCATCTGGAAATACTTTTTTATCTTGAAAAGTACTCTGAAAACTTTTTATTATTTCATTAGCAGAAGTATTAGCCATCATTCACCACCTATCTTTTATCTCAATTTAAACTTACAATATTCTTTACAAAAACTAATTTTGTCATATTCATTAAGTTTTAATTCTTCTATTAATCGAAGCAAATATTGTTTTTCAGCCCTTGTGATAATATTTTCTTGAATTCTCTTT